CGGCGGCAGCGTTTAATGCCTCGGGCGTCAAGGCGGTGTCGCTGAACGCCAAGACGGACGACGGGGACCGCGAGCGGGCGCTGGTGGCTTTCGAGCGCGGCGAGGTACAAATGCTAGTGAACGTGGACCTGTTCGACGAAGGCTTCGACGTTCCGGCGGCCACAACGTGCTTGATCGGGCGGCCGACCATGTCGCTGGCCAAATACATGCAGATGGTGGGCCGAGTGCTCCGCATGGCTGACGGGAAAGATCGCGCCTACGTCATAGACCCTGTGCGTAACTGGGAGCGACACGGGCAGGTCACGTGGCCAAGACAGTGGACGCTTAAGGGCAGAGAGAAGGGCGACCGCGAGAAGTCGGACAAGATCCCCCAGCGCGTCTGCACAACCTGTACGCAGCCCTATGAGGCTTTTCGTTTAGAGTGCCCGTACTGCGGAGCTGTGCCTCAACCGCCAGAACGCCAAACGCCTGAACAAGTAGACGGCGACCTGTCAGCGCTGGACCTTGACGCCCTCGAGGCCCTGTTCTCTGCACGCCAGCGGGCCAACCAGACAGACGAGGAGTTCCAGCAGAGCTTGTTCGCACGTCACGTGCCGAGCATCGGGCACAACCAACAGATTAAGAGGTTCCGCGCCACGAAGTACCGCCGGGACGTGCTGCACAATTTGATCGGCTGGTGGGTGGGCGTACAGCCAGAGGGCAGGCCCATCGCAGAGATACAGAAGCGTTTCTTCTTGCGTTTCGGCGTGGACATGGTGACCGCATCGACGCTGGACTTAAAACACACGGACGACTTGATAGAAAAGATTGCAAGAGGGTTTGACAAAGACCTCGCTAGCAGTTAAGGTTACGTAACAGTCACAAGAAAGGAGGCCGATATGGCCCTAAGCATAAAGCAAGTCGAGATGATGACGGGCGCCAAGCAGCGTCGAGATGAAACGGACGACCAATTCCTGATGCGCGTGCAGGTTGTCGTCTCCTCAGGGCTGAACGGCCCCATGGCCGAAGTTTTGAACGTTGAGCCCGCAGAGACCGATGCCGAGTACAAGGCGCGCATGCTCCGCACACACCGGGTGCACGTGCCGCTAGGTTTTGACGCTGAGCAACCAGAGGCTGACGGCAAGGACCGGGCGTACGCTCAATTGCTTCACGGCCACGACAACTGGGCACCCCGCAGCACGCCAGTCGAAGCGGAAGACGGCGATCTGTTCTGGGTCGTCAACGAGCACGGCAAGGTCGTGCCTGCGCACTGGAACGCATACCAGCGCGGTGGCGTCTTCCAGAACCTGCTGAGTAACGACGAGGGCATGTGCGGGTTCACCGTCACCCACTACCAACCGATTATTAGACCGGAGGCACCAACAACATGAAACAAGACGAACTAGCGCTCGCAGCCGCAGAGCTGGCCGAGTCACGCGGGTGGGGCGGGTTCACTTCCGAAGCCGTCGCCGCACACATAGGCATGCACCCCAAGTCACTGGCGCGCCGCATTAGCCGCAAGGACTTAGTGCAGGCCGCGCAGGACCTCGTGCGCGCTGACGGCATGCGGTACCCCCGCGCCGCCGTTGAGCTGCGCATGGGCGAACTGTCCCACAACCAGCGATGCCGAGTGCTGCACGCTCTCGCTAAGGAGATCGCCAAATGACCGCAATATGCTTAAGAGACAACACGCTGCACGCCTTCGGGGACGCGCTGCCTAGTATCGAGGTGATCGCCTTCGCGCTGTCCCACCTTAACCGCTTCACGGGGCACGTGGGCCAGTACTCAGTGGCGCAACACTGTGTGCACGCGTCGCACCTGGTCGGCCCCGAAGACCTGCGGCTCGCTGCGCTACTGCACGACGCCCCCGAGGCGATATACGGCGACTTGTCTAGCCCGCTGAAAGGGTACCTAGGCAGCGACCGCCTGTTCCAGCTCGAGCAGCACTACCACGACTTGATCGACATCGAGTACGGCGTGCAGACCCGCCACAGTGCCGTAAAAGATTGCGACCTGCGCTTGCTCGTCACGGAGGCCAAGGCGTTCGAACTCCCGCTCGATTATTTCCCGCCGTTCGAGCCGTACGAGTACGACATCGTCCGCTGGTCACCTACGATCGCCGAGCAGGCATTCCTCGACCAGTTCCGGAGGCTAACCGCATGATGACCGACGACACGTACACGGAATGGGCACGACGCCACCCGCAAGCGGCTTACGAGCTGCAGGCCATCCAACTGGCTGGCGTTATGCCGCCCGCTAAGGGTGAGGAAGGGCACAGCGAGGACTGGGCGCAGGCACAGGTGCGCATGGCGGTGGCCCGCGCAGGCGGACTGGCATGGCGTAACAACGTGGGGGCTAACAAGACTAAAGAGGTCCACGTCTGCCCCGCGTGTGCGTTCCGGTTCGAAGTGACGCGCCCGCCACTGCGCTGGGGGCTGTGCAACGACTCGGCCAAGCTCAATAAGGTCATGAAGTCAAGCGACCTGATAGGCGGCCGCCCGATAGTGATCACCCCGTCGGACGTAGGGCGCACGATCTTGCAGTTCTTCGCCATTGAGATGAAAAAGCCCGGCTGGTCGTGGAGCGGTGACTCCCACGAGCAGGCGCAAGCGGCCTATGGCTCGCTAGTCATGCAGAAGCACGGCTTCTTCGCCTTTAGTACGGGGGCGCTGCCATGGTGATCAATATGGAGTGCCGGGCGTTCATGTCCACACTGCCGGCTAACAGTTTCGACAGCATTGTGACCGACCCGCCCTACGGCCTGAGCAAGCAGCCGGACATGAAAGAGGTGTTAAAGCATTGGCTTAACGGTGACGACTACCAAGCCACGGGCGGCGGGTTCATGGGCAAGTCGTGGGACTCGTTCGTCCCTGGCCCCAAGACATGGGAGCAAGCGTTCAGGGTCCTCAAGCCTGGCGGGTACGCTGTCGTGTTTGCAGGGTCGCGCACGGTCGACTTGATGGCCACGTCGCTGCGCCTCGCAGGCTTCGAGGTCGTGGACATGCTGCACTGGATGTACGGCAGCGGGTTCCCCAAGTCGATGGATATCGGCAAGCAGTTGGACAAGTCGAGGGCGTGCGCAGCGTTCGACGACCTGCGGGCGTACCTGCGGGGCGCGATCAAGCAGTCCGGCCTGACGCAAGCAGAAGTAAAAAAGCGTCTCGGGTACCCTTCTGACAGTGGGGTGGTCGGCCACTGGGTGGGTAAGTCGCAGCCGTCGGTGCCCTTGTGGGCGGACTGGGAGAAAATGCGCGAGTTTCTCCCCCTCGACGACCGGTACGACCACATGCTGCGCCCTGCAGATCGTGAGGTGGTAGGGCGGGCGTCCGCAAGTGCGTTTGGCCCCGACAGCAAGGACCGCCACACGATAGGGTCGCGGGTAACGACGACGGTCAACGTGACCGAAGCCCACACGGCAGAAGCCCAGCAGTGGGACGGGTGGGGCACTGCGCTCAAGCCGTGCCACGAGCCGATCATCCTGTGCCGCAAGCCGCTCGACGGGACGTACGCTAATAACATTTTGACGCACGGCGTCGGTGCGCTGAACATCGACGAGTGCCGTGTTCCTTGGCAGTCAGAAAAGGACGAGAAGGCGTCGAAAGCCAAGAACCAGCACGGCGACTTCGGCAGCGGGCAACGCGGCAACAAGATATACGGCGCGGACACGAACGACAGCACGAACTACGACGCGCCAGGCAGATGGCCCGGCAACGTGCTGCACGACGGCTGCCTGCCCGAGCCCATGGACCGGTACTTCTACCACGCCAAGGCCAGCAGGCAGGACCGTGACGAGGGGCTGGAGGACTTCGAGTACCACAGCGCCGCGGAGGTGGTCGGCCGTACCGCGGGTTCAGACGGCATGAACAGCCCACGCGCCGGGGCAGGCAGGACCAGCGGCGCACGCAACACGCACCCGACCGTCAAGCCCACCGCCGTGATGCAGTGGCTCTGCCGGCTGATCACGCCGCCGGGTGGCACGCTGCTCGACCCGTTCTGCGGGTCCGGCTCGACGCTCAAGGCCGCCGCGCTGGAGGGTTTCGACGCCGTAGGGTGTGAAATGGACCCGCACTCCGCCGCTATTGCAACAGCCCGAGAGGAGGCAGCTAAATGCAAAAGAAAGTCTACCTAACGCCCTACCCGGAGAGCACACGCAGGCCCACCGCGCCGTCGCAGGAGGTGCCCGCGCCCTCGCTCGACGCCGCTGCCGCTATGTTTCCGCAAGCGGTGCGGGTGCGCAGCTCTAAGAAGCTTATTATCTTAAACCTAGGGGGTGGCCAGATGATGGCCGTATCTGATTACGCGTTTGCGTAATTCTAATTGACTAAGGGGAAAATAGGGGGCATTATGTCCCTTATTTACTTTCAGGAAAACACAAAATGAGCAAGCGTAAATTAGCCAAAGACAGACACGACGAAGTACTAGACGTCGCGCTGTCCCTCTCCGTCTCTGTAGGGTACCTACGTGTGACCCGTGACGCCATCGCCAAGCAAGTGGGCCTCACGCCCCAAGCCATTCAGCACCACATCGGCACCATGGCCAAACTGCGCCGCGCCATCATGCGCAAAGCGCTGGCCGACGAGTGTCTGCCTGTGATCGCCCAAGGCCTCGCCAACCGCGACGAGCACGCCCTCAAGGCGCCCGCTGACCTAATCGAGCGCGCAAGGGAGTGGTTATGAACCCGGACGCACTCACCTACGCGTCAGTGTGCAGCGGCATCGAATCCGCGTCAGTAGCGTGGGAGCCGTTGGGCATGCGCCCGATTTGGTTTAGCGAGATCGAGCCGTTCCCGTCTGCACTACTGAAGCACCACTGGCCGCACGTCCACAACTGGGGCGACTTCACCAAGATCCCCGCACGTTCAATGCGAGGGGCTGCTGACATTCTGGTCGGCGGCACGCCGTGCCAAGCGTTCAGCGTGGCAGGCAAGCGCGAGTCGCTAGGCGACGACCGAGGCAACCTAACCCTTGAGTTCTGCCGCCTAGCTGACGAACTCGACCCGCACGTCATCGTGTGGGAGAACGTACCCGGCGTGTTGACCACTGCGGACAACGCCTTCGGCTGCTTTCTGGCCAAACTCTGCGGCAACGAGCAGCCGGCGCTGCCAACTGAGCCGCCAACCGAACAGGAGATAAACCGCAATGCAAAAGCGCCAAGAGTCACAGGCCCCAAGTCAAACCACTGGCGGTGGGACAAAAGCCAGTCCGCGTTCGTGCCGAAGTGGCCGACCTGTGGTGCTGCTGTCGGACCAGATAGGCGCGTTGCATGGCGCGTGCTCGACGCCCAATACTTCGGAGTGGCCCAACGACGCCGTCGTGTGTTCGTTGTCGCAAGTCCTAGAGACCACATCGATCCCGCAAAGATATTATTTGAGTACGAAGGCGTGCGAGGGGATACTCCGCCGCGCAGAGAAGCGGGGCAAGACGCTGCCGGCTACACTTCTAGCAGCTTTGCGGGCTACCGCAGGGGGGTCGGGACATTAAAAGCTTCCGGGGGTGACCTAGGCGGAGGCAGTGAGACCCTGACGGTACACGGCACGCAAGACCCCTGCGTTAGCCGCGAAGTGGGCCACACCCTCGGGCGCAATAACGGTGCAGAGAACGCAGTGTGCGTCGGGGCGCTCGACACCGAGTGCGGGTATCAGTCGCAGGCGTTCCAGTCGGTGAAGTCGGGGCACGTGGTCGGCACTATTACCGCCCGCATGTTTAACGCCTTGGGCGCGCGTGACGTCGAGGAGGGGGCACTCCGTGCGGAAGGGCCGCGGGCGCGCAAGCTCACACCCATTGAGTGCGAACTGCTGCAGGGCTTCCCGCCTAACCACACGCTCCTGCCGTTCGGCACAAAGGCGAAACTAGACCCAGAGATGAAAGCCTATTATGAGCGCTGGCTGGGTCGAGAGCTGTCCGACGATGAGGTACGGGCGTTCTGTGGGGATGGCCCGCGTTATAAAGCTATTGGTAATTCTAAGGCCGTGCCCGTTGTGCGCTGGCTAGGAGACCGAATTAAACGACACCTTAAGGGGGAGATATGACCAACGAACACAAGAAACCGCGCCAAGATAGCGACATGATGTCCTGTAGCCATTGCGGCAAACAGTGGGACGTGAGCGACCCAGAGCCGCCAGCGTGCACGGAGGGCAGTGCGCCCAAGGCTCTGCACGACTTGCAGCGGTTGCAGCGCACTCGCCGTCGCTTGGGGCTTAAATAATGCTTAGGCTCTGTGCTGGCCACGAATCGGCCGAGCGTGTCGAGCTGCTGCTGTCCTTGACGTCTATCCGTTCGGAGAGCGTCAGGGCGGCGCTGTGCGACCATTTAGTCAAAGGTCATGCAGTCGCGCAGGCGGCTGCGCTAAACGACGCCCAGGACGCTAACGTGCGCCGTGGGCTTGAGGTAGTTGAGGCGGTCGCCGATAAGGTCGAGCGCATCAAGGAAATAGACTGGGCCGCGCGGTGCGGTTAGTCACTAAAGTGAGGTATTTAACTATGACAGATCTACACATCAAGCCCGCGTCTAACAAAGACGGTGCCGTCACGGTGTCAGGTGGGTGGGACCGCGACGGTGAACTAGAGCTGGAAGTCGAGGACGAGTCGTGCGTCGCATCGCCTGGGTTCGCTAACGCCCGCGTGTACCTTAACCGGGACGAGGCCAGGCAGTTGCACGAGCACTTAGGCAGGATGCTTGAGCAATGCCAGCCAACAGCCTGAACAAAAACAGCCCGCTATATGCGGGCTTTCTTATGCCTGACGTTCAGATAAAAAAAAGCCCACCGGGTGAGGGTGGGCGAAAGGGTCATCAAGCAAGTAAGCCCGATAATTGTACCATTGCGTGTGCCTTCTTGCAATCGGGTGGCACCTTAGCCTGCCACGCTAGCCAATAGCGGGCGAACTTCTCCCACTGGTACGGCGTGGACCTCGGCCTCCATGGCGCGTAGCCGTACTGGCGGCACCACTGCAGGAACTCGGGGTTATCGGGGTTCATAGCGCATACGAGTACAGCCAGAGCTGGCCGCCTGTTGGGTCGCCCTTGTTGGTGCGGACCAGATAGCCCTTAGTCACGCAGGCTTTGAGGGTGGCCGACGCTTGGGTCTGGTTGACCACGAAGTGCGACGCGGTGTGCTTAGCGGTGACGCTCCCGCCTAGCCCTCGGATCCACTTGACCGCGGCGCGTTGGCTGGGCGTCAGGCGGATGGCGTCGAACAGGTCGTGGTTGTCGAGCATCATAGCCCGTAGTTTATTAGCCTTGGTTGTCATTTGACCACCTCCAGCTTATAGCCCAGTTGCAGCATGGTGATGATAGTGCCTTCGCACGCCAGCGGGAACTCACCTCTAACGTGGTCCACTGCCCTTTGCTCGGCCGTTGGTACGGGGCGGACGTCACCTCGTGCGCTGACGGAGACCGTCGGGCGTCCGTTGGTGCCGGGGTGGGACACGTACTCCCCAATGACGAAGCCCTCGCCCGCCGTGTAGCCGATGCACGTGCAGTCCTGCCCGTCTTCGTCTAGATACATGCTGCCCACTGGCGGGAGGGCCATGTCTTGCGTGAAGCCTGGCGCCCCCGCCTTACGGGGCCCGCCCCCGGCTATCCACTTTTGGAACAAGTAAAGGCTCACCGCACGGTCACCAGAGAGGGCTTTTACGCCCCCCGAGTGCGTCCCCCACGATAGGTTAATCCAAGACGGGGCGGCGGAGATAGTGGAGGGCCAGTTTTGCGGAGTGATCCCCCCCTCGTGAAGTTTGTTACAGATGATTACTTGCTCTGGTGCTAGGGCCATGTCGGCCTCCTTACTTGTTAATGTTACGTAACCTTAGCCCGTTGTTACACGGGCGTCAAGTACTAAATGCGTCATCCTTGGCGTATTATCTTTACCCATTCCGACTTTTTAGCTTGCTTATCGCTCTTGTGGACCTCATCGTCAGGCCTTTGGCAGCTTGTAGGTATCCGCCAAAGTGTGATTATTGAAGGGTTTCCGCGTACCCCGCCCTCTATCTCAGAGCCGTGGGGGACTATAGGCCCGTCACCATCATCTCTTCCAAAGCTGCAGTAGGCAGTAACTAATCCCCCAATTCCACCGAAAGCTAGATGCCCGCATTTACCGCACGTTAATTCTTTACTCATCTTTATTGGCTCCTACTTCATTTATTTTTATGGCCCACTGCTTTAGTGGGCTGTTTGGTTTGCCTAGTTAATGTGGATTGCAATTCTTTCGAAGTCTTCAGGCTCAGCGCCTTCATCTTCAATTGCTCTATCAACGCAGTCTTGGCACATTTCATTTCCCATCTCATCGTAAAACACTGGTCTCTGTTCACATCCTACTATGTCGCACATATTACCCCCGTTGTATCAATTGCCGCAGTGGTCTCTATCGTCATTTCACTAGACCCCCGCCGCGGCTTTGGCCTGTTCGACGCTCAGGTACACGCGGGGTATGGCGGCCACGGGTTGCGACGCCACCCCCTGCGACCCGTCGGGGGCGGACCCCTCCGAACGGACGATAACCGTTGCGATGTCGCCCACCGCCAACACCTCAGAGATGACCTCGTAAACGTGCCCGTGGCTGATAAAATATAAGCCTTTCATTTCGTTCTCCTCATTTACGGCCTACCGCCGTCTATTACTTGTGGTTTAAATGCGTCGGTCACCATGCTGCGGACACTAATCCCTAAGTACCCGGTGCTGACCTTGCCGTCTATGCGCAGGCTGTCTTTGCGTTCGATCTGGTCGTTGCCTAACACTGCCTGGCGGAACGACCGCAGAAAAATCGCCTTACTGCACGACTTGGTGTTCGTGTCGTTAGCCCATATCCGGTACGCGCCCCACAGGTCTGCCGTGATGCACTTCTCGTCTGGGCCAAACACTACATAATCGTTTATGAAGTCCTCCATCGGCTTGTTAGTCGCCTGCAGGTCATCTGCTGCGACGCGTGACGACTCAGGCTGCGTAAATCGGCCGCCGTTGACTACTAGCCGCCGTGCGCCCTCGAGTGCCCACCTCGCCACCCCGGTGGCCTCTGCTTTGAGCCTTCCTGCCAGCCCGAAGTCCTCGCGGCCGTAAAACGACCGGGTGAACATTAGCACCTGGAACCGGTTAGCACTCGCGCCGCTGCTGTCCATCATGGCGGGTATACCATTGCAGGCGATCAAGTACTTGGCATTGAGTCGTCCCTCCCACGGTTGCTGCTTGCGCAGTAGCTGTACGCTTACGGGCTCATTAGACGCTAGTTTATTCAAGAAGCCGATGCACTGCGGCACTAGGTACGACGTCGGCGGCTTAGCCTCGTAATCCAGCATCACGTCCTTGTGGATAAACGCGCTCTGCGTCTTGCCGTCGTCTAAGTTCTGGAAGGACGCAGTGCCGGACATACCCTCGCCCAGTATCTCCTGCAGCACCTCGAACACGACGCCTTTACCCGCTCGACTTGCTCCGTCCAGCGCGACGACTTTCTGCACATTGAGGTCGTCGCGTAGCATTGCCCAGCCCATGATCTCCTGCAGCAGGGATATGCGGTCCGCCTCGTCTGGTGAGTTGCCAAATATCACGGCGAGGAACGCATGCCACTGGGGGCACGCGGCGTAGTGGTCCAGCTCCACGGACAGTGTGCCTGTGTTGCCATTATCGCGAGAGTGCGCGTACGTGTTGCCCGTGTCGACGTCGATCACGCAGTTCTTGAAGTAGATACGTCGGTCGCGTGCTGCGGGCGGGCGCATTGGCGCAACCACGTGCAGGGCGTCAACCGTACCGTTGACGTTCGGCATCTTGTCGTTGAGGGGGGCGAGTGCTCGCATGGTGAACCGCTTGAGGTCGTCGTCGCACACGGCGTCCCACGAGCACCCAGACCACCAGCGGAGGGACCCGTCTATCGTGCTGAGGCGGTTGCCAAAAACTTCGGCCATCATTGCCTCGGCGTTCTGCCCGTGCACCGCGGTCGCTTGCGCCAAACGCTTGTACCCTAAATTGCGCAGCTCCACGACCTCGGGCAGTGCGATCGGGGGGCCTATCGTCTGCGGGCCCTTGCCGGTCGAGCGGTCCGCAACCTTGGCACCGTGTAGCATGGCCTTGACCTCGGGTGTTAGGCGCTTGGCTTCTTTGAGGCTGCCTTCTAGTTCGGCGCGTAATAGGGTGATTTCCATCTCACAAAATGGCCCCGAGTCGATGCGCTCGACCAGCCCTTGCACTTCTGACAGGTCGCACGCATCTCGTCTGACGTCGGCCATCAAGTCCTTGAACGTAGCGCCCCCACTCGCCTGCTGCTGGAACACGAGCGCAGCTATTGACCCAAGCGTAAACACTCGGCCACCGTGCGCCTTACTGTCTAAAAACGCACCCTTGCTGTCGTTGTAGATCTTGCCTACTGGGTGGCGGTTGTTGTAGTCCGGTTCGAGAGGGTCCAGGCATACCACGTTATGGTATTGGTCCGGGTTGCACAGGATATCGGCCACCGTCACCGTGCCGCGTCCGTACGCCAACTCGATCGGGAAGTCGTTCGCTAATATGCCTTTCTCCTCTGCCACGTCGTAACGTGCGCGGACCTCGTCGGGCGTCACGCCTTGCTGCCCTGCGACGTCGTGGATATGCTTCTCACGCTGGTCTGCCGATGCCTGCTGCGTGTGGCCTTTGGCTGCGTGTACTAGCTCTGCGAACCTGCGCTCCTCGTCCGTGGTAAGACCAGGCAATGCGGCACGCGTGTCGAGCAGTCCGCCCTCAACGGCCAGCCCCGGAGGCGGGCATCGCTCTAGGCCTGGTGCACACACCGCACCCGCTGCGAAGTCTAAGCGGCTAGGCTGCCAGACCGCACTGTCTATAAGGCCACGCACCAACTGTGCGCCATTTTGTGCCAACTCTATGCGGCCATGCCCCGCCAGCCACATGCGCTTAAACAGCACGCCACCCGCTCGGGGTACGTCTGCCACGTCCTTGACTGCAATGTAGATATGTTGGCCCTTAAGGCCCGCGAGTTCTTCACCGGTTGAGGTGTCGAACACGTTGCCGGAAGCGCTCGGGCGCCACAGCCAGCCACACGTCGATGCGGCGGGTAGTACTGAGAACAAGGTGCCTATTAGTGCGTCTCGGCCCAAGACGTGGGCGCCAGGGTCATAGTCTAGGTACATGAACCCGCCACCCTTCGGCCAACTAAAGAACTTATCTGAGCGGGTGATCGCACCGGGCGTGCTGCTTAAATACTTTTCACTGACTATCGGTGCGTCACTTGCTTGCGGCGTACCGTACGCAATGGCTTGATTCGGCAGCAGTCCGTCTAACAGGGTGTTAAGCGCTGCCATGCTGCTGACGTCTGCGGTCTGCGCGTGGCCCTGCGTCATGTGCGCGCTAGACGTTTTAGCCAGTTTTCCGTCGGCCCCTAGGCTTATGTGCTTAGTCAGCGTCGCCGGTTTGGTGCTGCTTACTATTGTTATTTTCATCAATTAAGGCCTCAATGCTTGCGCGGGTGATCATAGTCTTGCGGGGGGTCGTGCGATACGACTCAAGTTTGCCACTATTGGCCAAGCGTCTAACGTGCGTGGGGTGAATGTTTAACTCCTCCGCTGCCTCGTTGACGGTCATCAGTCTGCCCATGTTTGGCGCTCCTTCTGCTCTAAATGCTCGTTATGCTACGACCTTAGGCGGGCAGTGTCAAGCGTAGTTTGACGGCCGATCTGCGTAGTGGGGGGAAAACTACGGCTACGGGGGCTGTAGCTGGGGTGTGTAGCTGTAGCGCTTTTTGTAGCAGTCAGGTTTTTGGCCGAAACCGTTGGCACCGTTGGCTTGCAGACCTTTTGTAGTTATGTAGTTTATAAATATAATATAAATATATATAGAAGAAAGAGGGTATAAATATACGTATTAGTAAATAATAAGGGAATGGACTACAAACTACACGCGCTCCGCACAGGCAAAACGTGCTAAAATCGGCCTAAATCACAGGAGACGGCCAAAATGATAGAATTCGACACCAGAGAGCTGCATCGGCTAGAAGAAAACCTCAGACGACTAAACGCCAAGGGGGTGCACTTCGCTGAGCGCAACACGATCAACGACCAAGCGTTCGCCACACAGACCGAGGCGCGAGCGGCTATCCGCTCAGAGTTCGTCAACAGGAACAGGTGGACCGAGCGCAGTGTGCAGGTGGACAGAGCGCGCTCACTGAGCGACAGCGCAGAGGTCGGCAGCACCGAGCGGTACATGGCGCATCAGGAGTTCGGCCACACCAAGATGGAGAACACACACATCGCCACGCCCGCAGCGTCCGGAGAGAGCCCCAGAGCACGCACAAGGCGTCGGCCAGTGCGTAGGGCCAACCGTATGACCTCAATCACGCTCAAGCGCCAGCAGCGGGCTGGCATGAGCCGCAAGCAGCAGAACATCGTAGCGGTCAAGGAGGCCAAGGAGACAGGACGCAAGTTCGTGTTCTTGCAGCGCGGACAGGAGCGGGGGATCTACAAGGTGTTTGGCACCAAGCGCAAACCTAAGACGCGCAAGATCCAAGACCTTAGCCGTCGCGTGGCTGTCATCCCACGTAACCCGTGGCTCATGCCCAGCACCACCACCGTCGTGGCTGCGTCGCACAGGTTTTATTTCAAGCACCTGCAGCAGCAACTCGACCGCCTGCGCCCGTAGCACACCACGCCACACGCCACAGCGTGGCACAGGGGAGAGCTGACAGCTTTTTAGGTTCTTCCGGCGCTGTGCGCTCCCTGCGCGTTAGGAATCTGCCCA